AAAATGTTAAGATCTCATCCAGTTTCTTTTGCTTACTGGATTTACCTTTTTCTGTTTTTAATTTATCAATTTCTTTTTTATACCTTTGTTGAATCCATCTAATAAGTGCATTCACTCTTTTAGTTGGATCTGGCGGTAATGCACCTAATCGTACATACGTGTTACCATGTGTCTCAATCAATTGTGCTAACTCTTGATTATTTTCAAGTGTACGCAGTGTAGATCCTGCAATCTTATTGAATATACGACCACAATCAGAGAGATAAGCATTGACCTCATCTGTGTCTTTCTTAGTCATCGTATAACGAGTCAAGTCACGTAACATAGCATCTTGAGACCATACGTTTGTAGAGTTTCTAAACTTAGTTACGTCTACACCGTACGATGCCTTCATCGTCTCAAATGTGGTGCCAGTGTACGTCGTATGCCAGACGATACCGATTTTGGACTTTTTGATAGTTGTAGCTGCAGGAGTGCCAGCGGGAACAGCATACATGATAGTATTAGGATGGAAGGTGACGTACCTATCCCCTTTGATTTTTTGGGTCTTGACGTCTCCTGTCGTGAAAAGTAAATCACCTTGTACAACTCCTTTTATTCCAAGATCTGGTAGATACTTCAAACAAAGCTTCAACTTTGTATTGAGGTCTCCACTCGTATCATTATCAATATCGTCATCAGTCTTATATACTTTTGGGTTCTTATTGAAGATACCTTTTTTAGCAACGAAAAACTTTCCGTCTCTAGGGTCTGTACCACAGAACACAGCAGGTGCGCCGTCCCACTTAACAGACACACTACCTTCATGTGTACCCTTTAACATATCACGCAAAGAACGTAAAGCTAAGATAGCTTCGCGCGTACCCTTCACACCACCATAGAGAACCTTGTCCTCAATATGGGTCATGTGCGTGTTTTTTTGTTCTGTGATAAAATCTATAAAATTAGTCATCGATTAATATGACGTCAAAAGACGCAGTCATCCTCGCATTGTTAGACCTGACCGTAGCTCTTACATCAATGTCAGTTTTGGCAGGTAGTTCGGGTGGAACTGTAAAGTTATAAAGATATTGGCCACCAGTGCCACTTACCTCAAATGAATGTCCAACTCTAAATGGCCCTGTTCCTTCATATCGAACAAACATATCTCCAGTACCATCAGCACCAGATTGAATAGTAGCAGTTCCCTGTTCTAGATAACCAGTCTTTCCAGCTGGTACAGTATAAACTGCCATAAGTGTTTGGCCTTTACCTGCTGTAATACGAGCAACGTTAATACCATTCTTAGTAATATTAATATTACCAGTATTAGTATCAGCAGTTGTTAGGTTGGCTCTAAAGACTCTTTTGAAAACATTTGATGTTGTTGTACCTGCTGTAGTGGCTACAACATTCTCGGTTAACTCTTCATAGTTGGTGTCTAATCCAATCAATGAAATAGTTTCACCAGAGTCAGCACCATTAGCGGCAGTGACTACAAGTTGAGTTGTGTCTGAATCAAACACGCCCCAAGGATATACAGTGTCGTTCACATCCCATATTGTACCAGTTTGGTTCTGTGACATAGCAGGAACAGCACCAAACTTATGAATATTGCCGGTTTTAAGAACGCGGTTTTGCGAAATAGCAATTGCTTCATTCTCTAAGTATCTGTTAGTAGCCATTGATCGTTATCCTTTAAAACTATATTTTCTTTGTCGTGCTAGAGATTTTAGCTAGTGGAAATACACCAACCCTTGCATTCTTAACTACTTCACCAGCAGCTTTAGCATCACCACGACGAGCCTGGTAACGTATAAAGATTACTGCTTCAAACTCACCCTTTGGGATATACCCATTGGTCCCTTTGTGCGTTGATTCAATTGAGTAAGGACCTTTACCCCTACCAACTAATCTCATGTTGCCTAAATGAAACTCATCAACGTTAGAAATTCCAGGTTGTTTACCACCATATAAAGGACCATACATCATCATGAGTATCAATCGTTTATCGGAAATTGTTCTATAGAAGCTATCTCCACTCTGTAAACCATTGGGTCGAAGCTTGTTGACATCCTTCATAAACTTTGCTACAAATGGATTGCCTCTATATTCAGCAGGTAGAGCTTTATCTGATAGACCACCATATTGTTGGTAATCCCTAGCTGATCTACCTGCTTTATGGGAAATAAATGCTACTGGTTTACCTTTTGAGTCTACAATTGTCATATCAGACTTAGGATCATATCCTTGAAACTTACCTTCCGTTTTGACCATTGTAGCACACTTAACTGTACGGCCATTAATTTTTAATGTAATTTCGGGTACACCTTCTTTAGCAAGAATCTCGTTAAGATTATCATTAAAGAAATTCATCGCTTGAGTTTCAGCATTTGTACCAGAACCTGCTCCACGACCACCAAAGTCACCTGTCTTTAAAAAATCATTAGGTATTTTTAAATTACCTTTGGATGTCTTAACAACCATAGAGCTGCCACGAGCAGGATATCTACCATCTGCATTCATAAACATTTTTACTTCATCATATTGATTGGCAGCGATAGTAACATCACCCTTGCCGTTAGTGGCAAATGGATCATTGTCTTTGATCTTTCGGAGAAATGACAAAACCCTATTTTCATCTTTACGAAGGTCCGATATACTCAACGGGTTAAAAGGGTTATTCATTTTTAACTTCCTGAACTCCAGTAGAAATGATTTAAACTTGAGCATATGCTGTCCCATATGATAAAATATTTCTACTATTTATACAAAACAATCACCCATAACGACGATAAACATAAACGTCTTGCCTCTCAGATTTACCTTGACATTTAATTCTATATTGAAACTCTTTGTAACCAGATTCGCGTAGCATTTTATTCATGTTTTTAATTAAGCGTCGAAGAGTTGCAACTTCTTCCATATCATGTCTATTATCAGCATAATATGTACCAATATAATTAGGACTACGTTCCATCATATTCTCACCTTTAATCCTTGTGGTTTTTTACCACTATCAATTTCTTCTTGGGTCATGCAGCTCCATGCCATTGGCCTAGGATTATCAAAATCTTCAGCATAGTCAGAAGAAGCCATTATACCAAGCTCTAGATAGTTGTCTTTACCAAATTCCAAACACTGTTCGCGAGTAGGAAAATCAGCAAAGTCGAATACCCATAAAGCTCTACTGCCATCAGGATATAAATTTGCCATCATGACGACAAAGAAGAAGGCTGCGGTCATTTAGCACCCTCCAAATATGACATGATATCACCGACGGTTTTCATGTTTTCTGCAATCTCATCTGGGATCTCAACACCGTATTCTTCCTCAATAGCAAGAATAAGTTCAACTGCATCTAGGCTATCAGCACCAAGATCCTTGGTAAGAGAGGCCTCAGCAGTTATTAGGTGTTCTTTGCCAAGTGTGCCTGGTAGATTGTCCACGATAGTTTCTTTTAACTGATCAAACGATATTTGCATATTTTATCTCCTTAAGCTGCAACTGCATATTCAACTGCCTTTTCGGCAGCTTTGATTTTACGAAGTTGGTTGCCACCGAACCATTGGCTATGTAGGCGATTCTCAGCATTACGACCTTGAACATGGTCTGTAACGTAGGTGACTGAGTTAAAGGCCTGCCACCAGGTACCTTCAGCGTATTCAGCACCAGGTTGAGTGTCGATAACATCCATACAAAGTTTAGCATTACGAGAAAGGTTATCAACAGTCCTATTCTCATTGGTGCGAGAGGTGTTAGGGAAAACATCATTGTAGTAAGCAATGAGGCTATCCATTGAGAAACGCTTAGTGCCAAGGAACTGAGCCATTTCCTTGTATTTAGCAAACTTTTCGTGAGCTATACCAAGAGTTGTTTTGACACCCTCAGCATCAAAGGCAGTACGGTGACCAACCTTAACTGACCGCTCAGCATTTTGGCTGAGTGAGAAAGTTAGTGTGTTATTACAAACAACACGAATTGGTGTGAACCGTATGTCAATGGACTTGCCATATTGATGAGGGTTTGAGAAAAGAAGATAGGAATCTACCTGGTCACCACCAAATAGATCAAATGATTCTTTGACCTTAGCCAAAGCCCATACTACTTGACCTTCCTTAAGGCTGCCGGCGGTGTGCATTTCCATGTCACCTGCCATAACATAGTCATTAAAGAATTCAAAGGCTGTAGCGTTCTGGACTGGATTCCAGTTAGCACCAACGTTGGTGAGAACTTTACCATCCGTTTTACGAACCAGAGACTTTTGACCGGTGGCCACTTCCTGACCGTTAAACCGTACGAAAGATTGTAGCTCCTCAACTTCCCAGTTAAGGCCAGCTGCATCCATCATTTGCTCTGGTGTTAAA